TATCGAGAAGATACGCCGCACACGGATCGCCAGGAAGCGTTGATTCAGATTTACTACATCACACGCTCTGAGTTATACGCCAGGCTTTATTCGCATCCGCAACGTGAGGCATTGCTTGCTCGCTTGCAAATGGGGCAAAGCCAAGAGAACCAGGTGCCTGATGGCATCCAGCGTTTGATCTTGTCGGCCACTGATCCAACGATGTACGGTAATGTGAACCTGAATATTGCTGGTATGCAGCAGTACAAGGCTCGTGTGGCTGAAGACACGATCAAGATGACTGAGTTATGGGTCTGGAATGACATGACTGAGGACTATCAGTGCGTCACGATTGCAGACCCAAATGTCATCATCTATGACCGATCAGGCGAAAGCATGTTTTTGAAGGGCGAGTTACCCTTTATTCAGCTCTGCCCGACCCCGCAATACGATTACTACTGGGGTATTTCAGAGGTTGCAAGGCTGGTTTTCTTGCAAGACATGCGAAATAAACGAATGCAAGAGATTCTTGACCTCTTATCCAAGCAAGTTTCACCGCCTACAGCGCTCATTGGCTTTACAGGCTTACTTGATGAGAAGAACTTTGCGCTTAACCGCGTGGGTGGCTTGCTTTCAACGGATATGCCTAATGCCAAAGTCGAGCAAATGGCACCTTCCATCCCTAACGATCTCTTCAGAGAGATTGCAGAGATTGACCAGATGTTTGAAGAAGCCTCTGGCATTGTCAATGTGTTGCAAGGCAGGGGTGAATCAGGCGTTCGAAGTGCGGGCCATGCTTCGCAATTAGCGCGTTTAGGTTCTTCGAGGGCTAAAAAACGTGCATTGATCATTGAAGACGCCTTAGAAAAGATGGCAACGCTGTACTTAAAGGCCATGCAAACCTATTCTGACCGCATTTACACGGATGATCAGGGTGATAAGTTCATTGCAAACCAGTTTACAAAGGACTTTGTGGTCAAAGTTGATGCGCATTCCAATTCACCCATCTTCACGGAAGACCTGCGAAGCCTTGCTTTTGCACTTGCAGACCGTGGTGCAATCACTAAAGAGCGTTTGATTGACATTTTGGAGCCTCCCATGAAGCAATTGCTTAAGGAAGACCTCCGAAAGATGGAACAAGCGCAGCAAGCGGCTCAGGAAATGCAAAAACAGCAAGCGCCAACCCCTGAAAGCGCTGCTCCACCTGCTATGTAGAGGTTTTTATGCTGACAAACGGTAATTCCAACATGAATGGCGGTTCTGGCGGCTCAAGTGGCGGTTCTGACCGCTATTCCTTCCAAAATGACCAGCCAAGAACGTCAAAATCTGACTTAAAACAGATTTATCGGACGCCGCAACTCAATTATGGTCGTGCGACGATGAATCGCACGGGTTATCAACGCGCAGGAGGTCGTTTTTCATGATGCAACGCAAAATGCTACGTTACGCACGGCCATCACGCCGTTAATCGCTTGACAGACGGTTAGTAAGTCAGTACAAACCGCCCTGAAAGGACTCAATATGGCTGTTAGCGCAGAAGAATTGATGAAGTTGATTCGCGGCGGTGCCAAAAACGGCAAATCTTCGATGGAAATCGAGGTTGAAGAGGAAGGCACTGAAGGCGAAGAAGGCGAAGAAAAGAAACCCGCATTGTCTGGTGCTTCCTCGCCACCCATGTCTTCCCCTATGTCTACGCCTGAACCCAAAAAGGGTGAAGAAATGCAAGGGCGCATTGATGTGCAACTTGGCATGGGCATGTTAATGGGTGCCATGCAGAAGTTTCCTGATGGCTCGCCTGAGCAAAAAGCGCTGAAAGATGCCATAGGAAAGATTGGATCGGCCTTTGGCGAGATGGACTACAAAGCCAAGGAACTTGTGCCTTCTGAAATCATGCAAATGATTCAAACCCTGCCTCAAGCTGGTGGCGCGTCGGCTGAGATGCGAGCAATGGCTGCGGCTCCAACCCCTGGGACTCAAAACCCACCCTTACCTATCTAGGAGATAGAGATGGAATTGTTCAAACCCCGTGCTGGAACAATCCGTCGCCCGACGGACAACCAGCAAAAGAATGGTCAGATTTACAACCCACCTCGGTATGAGCCGTTTGGTGGCTTGAGTGGCGCCAACAAGGTTACTAAAAACCAGATGACGCTCTCCAAACCTGGTGACACCAAGCGTGTCATTTAATTAATTGTTTTGAACGGCTGAAAAAACAATGTCGCTAGAAAACCTTACCCCCGACGCCCGTGATGAGCTTGCTGCCCTGGCGAAAGCCTTGGCTGAGAATCCAAAGACCCGAAAGGAGTTTTTGAAACTGACAAAGCAGGCCCATCCCGACCTTCCAGTACCTGAACTTGAGATAGAAGAGCGTACTAATCAGGCTATTTCTGCGCAACAGCAGAAGATTGCCGAGTTAGAGGCTCGATTGAAAGAGAAGGACGCTCGCTCTGAGTTAGAAAAACGTAGAAATACGTTGAAGGAGAAACGTCTTGCTGAATCGGATGATGATGTCAAAGCCATCGAGAAATTGATGATTGAAAAAGGCATTAGCAATCACGAATCGGCTGCTGAGTATTACAACTGGATGCGCCAGGCTGACAAGCCTACGCCTGCATTCAGTAATTCTCCAATTACCTCTAAGGTCAATGACTTTCAGAAGTATTTGAAGAATCCTGCGGCAGCGGCTAGGGAAGCAGCGGCGAGTGCACTCAACGAGCTAAGACAGGGAAACCAGTCTCGCCCGATTGGACTTCGTTAATTAGGTCTGTTTCTTAAAAGGAACCTATCATGCCTATTGGTGGCGGTATTATCCCGACAGCAGGCACCAGTCAGTACAATGAACTGACCTACGTTACCCGTAGGGCTTTCATCCCGAAACTGGTTGTCCAGCTTTATAACTCAACTCCCCTGCTTGCCGCATTGCTTGCAAACTCGCAGACTGCTTCTGGCGGTGTGTCGTCTGTAACCGTGCCTGTCCAGGGTTCCCAGTTTGTCAACGCACAATGGTCGGACTACAGCGGTTCGTTTGCACAGCCTAGCGTCATGCAGGGTGCTTACAATGCTGAATTCAACCTCAAGTTGATGATCGCACCGGTTCCCTTCCTTGGTATGGAAGGTGCTGTACAGCAAGACTACGCTGTGATTCCTTTGATTGAGGCTCGCATGAACGATGCGACCAACGTCATGATGGATGCCATGGCAACAGCGCTGTACAACAATACCAGCAACGCGCAGCAATTCACTGGATTGCCCATTGCAGTTGATTCGGCAGGTACTTATGGTGGCCTTAGCCGTTCAACCTACACATGGTGGGGTTCCAAAGAGTATGCCGCTGGTTCGGTTAACCCAACCCGTCAAAACATCCTCCAGTACATCTCTGGAACGGTGAAAAACGGTGCTGAGGTGCCTTCCTTTGGTGTTTGCGGCTTTGGCACATGGACATTGTTGGCGCAAGACTTTGTAGGCCAAGAAACCTACATGATCACCCCTGGCAGCAACTTTGCTAGCGGTGAAGAAGGCCCAACGTCTGGTTTCCGTGCGCTCATGGTTGCAGGTGTGCCGATTTATCCTGATCCCTACTGCCCAGAAGGCACGTTGTACTTGCTGAACTCGAACTACCTCAGCATGTACATTCACGATCAGGCTGAGTTTGCGTTTACCGGCTTTGAGTCCACGCTGCCTAACTGGCAGATTGGTTATGTTGGCGCTGTGTTGACCATTGCAGAAATGGTGAGCACCAAGCCTAAGAGCATGACCAAAGTGACCGGCCTTAACTCACTCACGCTGTAAGGAGTCGATCATGGCATTGGCACTTAATAAAATCATCGTTAGTGGCTTATCCAGCGATGCTGATGGCGCGTATTTTGACTACGTTACCCAATCGGTAACGGCAGGCACTGATTACACGCTGCCAGCGGGTCTGTACGTCATCTATCCCGTCGCAAACTGTAAGTATCAGGCTTACAACGGCTCCGCTTGGGCCGATGTAATTGCAGCCAATACCGGTGGCATGATGGTTTCGGATGGTCAAAACGTGAAGATCGTTTCGACCTCTGGTACTGTTACGGCACTGTTCTTC